CCGGCACCCGTGAAACCCAGCCCCCCGCTGACCGTTAGCTCCTCGACATCTCCAGAACCAGACGTGTCCCTTCCCAGCAGCCGATCCGTGCCAATGGCTTGGATCTTAGGAAACGTGACTGCTCTCGAAGCAAGTGCCGCAGTGGTTACAGATCCTGCAGCCAGAGACAACGAACCGCCGTCCACGGTCCCATTGATGTCAATCGCCGGGTTGCCCAGTAGGTTCAGCACAGTCGGATCCAGCACGGTGCTCGAAGTCACCGTCGTACCGGGAGTTACTGTGACGTAGAGAGGCATCAGCTAAACTTGATCGCCTTGAGCACCAGCCGCCACTTACTGCGATTCACCTCGGTTGTGGCTGCCGTGTACTGACCGTTGGTCTTGTTTGGTACTAAGATTGAACTGTGGGTTGTCGTGATGCAGTTGATCGACGTCGAGTCTACATACCTCCCAAACGCAGGCGTCTCCACCTCGTTGGTGTCGGAAATCACGGAATCCAACAACACCAAGTCGTTCTGCGCGTAACTAGCGTCTCCACCGGCATCAACGCACTTCAGGAACCCAGTCAGGATGTCCGGAGCGCCACCCAGAGTCGTGTCCGTGAACAGCACCGTCTGCTTGGAACCACCAGCAGGCACCGAAAGCTCAGACGACGTCCAAGTCTTCACAGACGCGCTCAACGTACCGGCATCACTAAGCGCAAGACCGGATCCCACCGTGATCTGCTGAACGTCGCCGTTGGTGGTAGCATTACGCCCGAGCAGCTTCTTGGTGGTGACCTCAAACAGCTTGGCCTCACTGACGCCTCTGGAAGCGATCTGAACCGTATCAGAACCACTGAACTCAAGACCACCACCAACGCCAATCTGGGCTGCATCGCCGGTTCCAGCAGAATCACGACCGATCAACTTGTCGGCTCCAATCTGCTGCAGCTTGGCGAAAGTCACCGCATTCGCAGCTATGGTTCCGGTCGTAACAGACCCGTCAGAGAGCGTAAGAGATCCGCCGTCGACAGTGCCGACCACGTCCACAGACGGCGTCCCAAGCAGGTTGAGCGTGGTGGCGTCCAGCGTGGTGGAATTGCTGATCGTGGTTCCCGGGGTGACTGTGACAAATAGAGGCATGGCTTAGACGTCGTTCTTTCCGTACAGACGGAAGGGTAGTCCTACAACTTTAACGTTAGCGACTATCAAAGAACCGCGATCCGTGGTCAGGATTGGCTGTGCCGCGGAGGCGTGACCCTTGAGGCGAGCCTTGTGCGCGTACGACTGATGCAGCCCAGCACGGAAGCCGTTCTCGCCAGTCTTTAGCACCGGCAGCGTCGAGTAGTCCTCACGATAGGCCGTCAGGAAGTCGTCGTTGGCGTTGGACGTGTTGTACGCGCTGTATCCGTATTTGTAGTAGAGCGTCCGGTCCTTGGTGACGTTCTCGGCGATGTCCAAGCTCTCGGAGACACCATCGAAATCAACGGTGATGTCGTAGCGCGTGTTCCAATTCCGAAGTTCCAGATGAAGATCTGTCCACTGCTTGTGCTCCACAGCGTCTCCGGTGTATCCGCGGAACTCCACCCGGGTCTCAATCTGGTAGGAAGTACCAGTTGAGTTGCGATCAAATAGAGCGTCCTTGTCGAAGTTGTGGACGTAGCCCGACTCGTCCGCGAACACCAGCCGCTCGGTGCCGGAGACAATCACGCGCTCAAAGAACTTGGGATTGAGCAACTCACCTTCCCAGTACCCTTCCCACGCTTGGTTCAAGAAGTTGTAGCTCAGGACCCGGTCGTTGGTGCCATCTCCGCCTTCAGTCGGGTGCGCCAGCAGATAACGGTTGTCGAAGTATGCCGCGCAGGATCGCTCCCAGCTCGTCTCGTCGATGTCGTCCACGAGGTTCTGAATCGAGTCTGACAGCGGCAGGATCACCGACTGACTGACACCGTACTCGGTCTGCTTCAGTGAGATGATCCCGCGCTGCGATAGGAAGATCAGATCGGAGCCAGTGTTGACCACGCTGTTAGGTGCAACGCAACCGAACTCACGGGTGACCTCGGTGAGCCGAACCGCACTCAGATCGCCGTACAGGTTCTCAACCGCCAGAACTGACCTCTGCTTGAAGATGACCAGCGTCGTGTTGTTGAAAGCGGCAATGGCGACAACTCGATCATTCGTTCCGGTGTTGAGCTTGAAGTCGTTGATAACCTTGGCGTAGTGCAACGGATCCAGCACGTCCGAGACGGCTAGGAAGTCGTTGCCGTAGATCATCAGCAGCCGGTTCTGGAAGTACAGACCCTCACGGCCAGCCGGGATGTTGGCTCCTGATGCGCTGGACTTCTTGATCGTTCCAGTGCCGCTTCCGGTGATGTCCACCAGCGTGTTCGGCATCGCGATGGTGACGGTTGGCGCGGAACTGTAGCTGCCCGGGTTGGCCACATTCACCGATGTGACCTTGCCTTCACTCAAAGTCGTCGTGGCAGTTGCAGCACCACTGGAGAACGTCACTGCAGGAGCCGTCAGGTAGCCCTTGCCTTGGTTCAACACCGTGTACGTGGCAATGCCTGTTGGAGGCGCTCCGGAGGCCAGATTGGCGATTGCAGTAGCCCTCTGCGCGTCATTGAGGCTGTCGGTCTCCTCGGTGTCGCCTTGGAACAGCCGAAGCGTGTTCTCGTCTACTGGGAACACGTAGTAGATGCCGTCCAGAGCAACCGCAGATGGACCAGTGACCGTGCAGTTGCTGATGGTAACCTGATCCCCGGGAACAAGGTTGTGGTTCGGAACCGTTACCGTGTCCGCCGTAGCATCCGCAGAGACTATCGACTGTGAAGCCGGAACCCGATCGAATCCTTTGTCCAGAGCCTGCACCTCACTGCCGGAGGAGTAGCTGGACTGCATGATGAGCGGAAGACCGTCGTTCTGGTAGCTCTCCAGCCCCTGCGTGATGTCGTAGCTGGTGGTGTTGTTCTGCAGCTCCAGCCAGAAGCGGTTGGCGCTTGTCAGGCCCGTAGCCAAATCGAGCTTGTTGGTGCCAGCCCTAGCGTTGCCCTCGGTCAGGTGCAGGGTCACCGCGGTGCCGACCACGTTGATGTAAACACCGAACCCTTGGCCTGATCCTGTAGCTCCAACCCACAATGGCTTCTGGGTGCCAGTCTGACCAACGATCACTCGGTCACCCGTCTGAAGGTCAGGTGTAACGTTGAGCGTTATAGTGTCTGTCGTTGCGTTGACGTCGGTTCCGTTGAAGTAGTACCGCGCAGGACCCGGACGCAGCATGACTACCGAATCGCCGCATTGAATGAGCCGTACGTCATCGTAGAAGTCGTGGCCATTCATCGGGATCTCCAGATGGGCCTGATTAGGACGCAGCAAGAAGACACGTCCCTGACCTCCGTCCGTAGTCCTCACCACATTGGACGCAACGATAAGCGACTGCGTTCCGGTGGTCTTGTCCCGATACTTCAGCAGCGCAACGATGTCGGTGATCCCGGTCGTCGAAGAGTAATAGGTGAACGTCTGCGGATTAGGATTGGTGAACGAGTACGCACTCGTACTCATCACCGCATTGCTGTTGTCCGATGTCTTAGACAAGAGCCGGGTTCCGTTCTTGAACACCAGCTCGTTCGACACCTGATTGCAGGAGACGATGGTATTCACCGCAACCTGCGACAACCCAACCGCAGTGTTTACCGTGCTGCTGCCATCCACGTTGGCTGTGAACGTGCCATTGACCCACAGGCCACCCCACTTCGGACGCACCACGCCCCAGCGGTTCTTGATGTTCTGATCCTCAAAACGTCTGTTGATCGCCAGCGAGACGTACTTGGGAGGCAACAGATCAGCATTGATCCGTGAGTTCATCCCAATGAACCCGTCATCCTGACCAACCAGTTGAGGAATGTCTGGCATCAGCGTGTCGGTACAACGATCTGCCGCACCTGCATCTCCTGACGCGCCACCTTGTCGATCTCGTCGGTCAAGGCAGACTCGCCAAGTTGCAGGAACTCATTGCCAAGGTCGACCTTGCCGTCCACGCGAAGCATCTGGCCAGCCGCTCGGTACGCACAGATCTCTGAGAACTTGTAAGGAATTGTCGATGGATCCGCAGTGTACACCGGAGGCAACAATCGAGCCTCGATCCAGACGTACGGGAACTGGTCGAGCACCACCATCCCATCACTGTCAAACGTGTACTGGACGTTGCGCGTCTGAGGGACCTTGGCCCTCGGGTCGTTCTGGTAGACCGCGAAGATCTCGCCAAGCTCATTGGTGCGAGTCGTGCCGTCTGGAAGCTCTGTCTTGGAGACCAATCTGAAGAACGGATTCAGCACGCCCCAGTACGTCGTGTTGGTAGGCACCGTGCCAACCGAAGGAGTCGCCACGCACTGGTAGTACTGCTGCGTCACCGGATAGAGCACGATGTCACCAACCGCGTAGCTCTGGGTGGATAGCCAGTTCCCAGTGCTGCTTCCGTAGGATGGCTGCGCCTCGGCCCAATAGGCTGCGTTCAGCGTACCGTCAGGTCCACCCGTCGTCGGATCATTACCGGTACTTCCCGAGGCGTTGACGCACTGGTAGTAGGTCTGCTCAGTCGGAAAGTAGACAACTTCGTTGAGCGCGTAAGCCGTGGCAGAAGAGTATTCAGGAGCGAAGAACTCCTGCTGGACGATCGTCTGGTCCGGCCAATCAAACGCCTCCCAAGCCTGCCGCAATGCAGTGCCGATGAAGGTGCGGAAGAAGTTGGCCTCCTCAGTGGTGGGCGGATACGTCCGGCCTGTCATCTCGCAGGCTTTTCTTAGGACGTAGGAGTAGGTAACGGTCTTGGCCATAGATCACCACGCTTTGCAGGACCAATACTTCGCCGACAGCTTGGTGCCGGGATTATCGCAGCCATGACGAGCACGGAAAGAGGCTCGACGCTCCGGGATGTGCTTTTTGATGGTCATGTCCGGATCTCCGAAGCGGACCAGCCGCACCTGATCTCCTTCCTTGGCCAAGACAGCAAACTTCTTGGACTCACCCGGAGTCCGTTTCGGCTTGTTATAGCCACTGAAGCGTTGGCCTTTGTAGTTAATCACGTCAGTCCTTCGGGAGCGCATACCACCCTGCAGGCAGCACCACGCGGTTGGAGGATCTGACGCTCTGCCCCTTGGAGTCGAGCACCCAGACCCGAACTTTCACATCCTCAGCCAATCTTACCGGCTCACCGCTTGGGACCAGTATCACCCGCGTCGCGCACCCGCTGCTCATGCTGGCGAATACGATCCAGCAGCTTGTCACGCAGGCCCGGATCACGCTTGGCGTCTTCACTGGTCTGGTCCTTTCGCAACAGGTACTCAATAAACTTGAGCACCGCCAAGACCACCTGCTCAATCACGGAGCCGGAGGAGTGACAGACTTCTTCTTGGACCACACGCCCCAAGCCGCAGCAGCGAGCGTAATGACCGCGCCAACGATCTCGGGAAGCTGGTCAGCACTGACAAGGCCCTTGGCGACGAGAAAGCCACCAGCAGCACTCAGAACGTGACGGATGAGTGATTTGATCGAGTCATTCATTGGAGTCCTTGTTCTCTTTCAGCTTCTTCCGTACCCACTTGTAGAAGGCCATCACCGCGAAGAACGCACCCACCGCAGCCGTGATGAACTGCAGGATCGTGGTGAGCGTCGGAAGCAGTGAAATAATGGTCATGACACCCGCAGCGGCCAATAGTCCACCGGGGCCATTGTGAGCTGTGGCGTCCATCTTAGTACTTGCGATTGTACGCAATGAAGGTTCCAGCGGAGGCAGCCACCGAGGTGAACACCCCGGGGATCTCGGTGCCAGCAGCGATGGACACGCTGGTCGGGAAGTTGGTGATGTTACCGGACACCGCGCTAAACGTGCAGGCAGTCACGCACTGGATGCGCTGGAAGTTGCCGGTCACGGCACTAGTGTCGGTATTGGCAGTGCCGCCGTACTCACCGGCAAGCTGACGATTGGCTCCTACATTCATGGTGTTAGTTGGCAGAGGTCCAAGGCAGAGGAGGAACGATAACCGGAGGGTTAATGGCGTTCGCAATCTGCTGGTTCACGCTGGCCTCGGTAGCAGCCTTGTCGATACCAGAGTCCCAAACCCACTGCAGCACCTCGGCCTGAGTCAGGTTGCTGTACGGGATGAACTGCGAGGGATCCGGAGCGATGAAGCTGGCCGTACCGTAGCAGGTGCCGGTGTAGGTCTTGCCACCACTGACCTGCTCGCCATTACAGCGCCACGCAGCAGTGACAACGACGTTGGTGAGACTGCCTTCGCTGGGTTTAACCCAGAGCTGTTCGATAACCCATGTGATCATTGGACTTCCTTCTGTTCTTTGTTGAGTGACTCCTCTTTAGCGGCTGCCGCAGAGACGAGATCGGTGAAGAAGACGCCAGCGCGAGCTGCTTGGATGCCGCCAGCTTTGACGGCCACGTCGATGAGGTTGATGAGGACTTGAGCTTGTTCCTTGGTGATTTCGATCGTCATAGGAGCGCGATGGTAGCTAGAGAGGGTACTTGGGCAAGGTTAAGTCCAGAAGCTGGCAATGAAGTTCCGAAGAGACACGCTTGCGGGTTGACCAAGAGGCGACCCGCCGGATGTCAGTGTGTAGATGGATATTCCTCTAATGTAGACCGCTGAAGGACTTCCAGAGATTGAGAGGCTACCGCTGACATCTACAAAGTTCCCCCTGACCTTACCTCTAAACACAACAGAGGCTATGTCGTTGTCAACAGCTGGACTTCCACTTGTCCATGTTGAGTTGTTTGTCGACCATTGAAACTTAACACCGAAATCGCCTCCGTCTGGTGTTCCTCCGTTGTAATAAGGATCAGTTGCAACCTGAGCCGTGAATCTGTAATTGGTCGGGTTGAATGGGACCAAGAACTTCGACCCTTGAGTCAATGAGTACGCCTGATCCCATCCCGTACCAATGTCCGCTGGCCACCCCCAGTTGTTTTGGGTGTCTTGAATGTACAATCCATTGGGGTTGTACTCATTGCTTCCAACCGAAGGGATCAGTGAGGTTGAAAACCACTTACTAGACGATCCACTCACCAGATCCGATGCTGTCCTAGACTTGAGCGTGTTCCCCTCTTGGATGAGCACCTTGGTGCTTCCAGAGGATGTAGTTGCCGCTGGTACATTAAGAAGATCCATGAGACTTAGCCGATGACGGTGACGACGTACTGCGACGCGGTGATGGCCGCAGCGAAGGTGATGGTTGCAGTGGATGTGCTGGGCATCGACACATCAGTCAACACTACGGCGTTATCAGTGGTACGCCGAACACTGACAGTGATGTCTTGGCTGCCCATGTTGTGGGTGATTGTATAGGCATTGCCGACCACAGTCACGCTTCCATCGTTCAGAGCCACCGTGTACTTCCTGCTCAACTGCTGGAACGCGCTGTTGTTGTGGTACTGGAGGGTGTTGCTGGTGCTGTTGTAGTACAGGTCACCCACCGCACCTGTGGGAGCGGAGGCTAGGCCGGTGAGGTTGAGCTGGCCGGTGGACTTGATGCGGAGGCGTTCTAAACCGGCCGTGTCGTCATAGATTGAAAACTCTCCAGATCCAGAAACGTAATTGGACCCAATGCGGTATGTTCTTCCATTTGTCGAAGTCGAAACAAACTGCATTGAACAACCGCCAGTACTGGTCGATGACAACCTAGCCAACAAGCCTGTGCTGTTGTCGCGGATGTCCAACCTGTGTCCGGGGATGGTGCCCAACCCCACATTCCTACTGCTGTCAATATACACCGCATCACTCCCGCCCACCGCCAGCGCGAGGGTGTCGGAGTCGTTGGGCCAGTAGAGGCCGGTGTCGGGGTTGTCCGCGTTGGCGATGGTCGGTGCGGAGGCGGTGCCGTTGGTTTTGAGGAGCAGGACTCCAGAGTTATTTAAAGTCAGTTTCGTTGTTCCTGCTGTGCGAAATACGAAAGACGAAGCGTCCAGTGTTAATGATGCAAGAGTGCCAGAGTTGTCAGAATACGCAGCTATGACACCGCCACTTGAATAGTAGTTGTACAACCCACCACTTGCCGCGTCGAATGCTGAAAGTCCACCAGCCGAAACAGTGAATAATCCTGCCTTGTGATATCCAACATTTGACAGATTCCCCGAGTCGTCGAGGGTCACCGTCGGAGAATCCGCGCTGTTGCGAATCTGGATTCCTCCCGCCTTTAGGAATCTCATGTCACCCTTGAAGGTGTTGAGATCGTACCACTCGATCACGCCGCTCCTTGAGTCAGCGGTGCCGGTCGGAACGCTGAAACTCAACCGATTCGTGTGACCAGCAGTGGTTGACGCTGTCTGGAATCGCGTCTCGTTGTTGACCAAAGAATAGACGTGGAATCGGTATGCAGGCGTCACCCCCAACCCAAGGTTGCCGGAGGAGTCGATTGTAACTCTAGGCTGACTGTTTGTTCCAAGAATCAGCGAACCGGTGGATTTGGTTCCGTAGATCTGGAACGTGTCTAAGTCCCAGTTGATGTAAGCCTCGCGCACTCCGTTCCGGTAGTATTCGTGCCGCGCATCGGAGGCAGCCGCTGTCGAGAATCGAGCCTGCGCCGCAGCGCCTTCGACGTTCAATATGGCAGCAGGCGTCGCCGTCCCGATGCCAAGGCGGCTGTTCGAGTTGTCCCAGAACAGGTTCGACGAGCTGTTGATCGCCGACGTGCCGTTACCGAACAGCACCTGCCCAGCGGTGAACGTCGTGGCTCCGGTGCCGCCGTTGCCGACAGGCAGTGTTCCGCTGACGCCGGTGGTCAGTGAGAGGCCGGTGCAGCTCGACAGGTTACCGCTGGTAGGCGTTCCAAGAGCAGGAGTGACGAGCGTCGGGCTGGTAGCCAGCACAACATCGCCGGTTCCGGTGACAGCCTTGAACCCGATGGCCGTCGTGGAGGAGGCGTAAGGAATCTGACCAGCGGTGTAAGCACTCGACTGCGCGAAGTGGAACACCCCACCCGACAGCACCATGCCGTTGCCTGCGGTGTAGGAACCGGCTTGGGAGAACTTGGTCCACTCAATGTCAACCGAACCAATGGTTCCGCTGTCCACCTGACAGACCCATCCGGAATCCGCGTTGGTGCCCTGCTCGACGAAGGTGAATGCGCCAACCAGCTTGGCCACGGTGTCCGCATCCAGCGAGCGGGTCATTGCCGACGAAGCGCCCTGCCACAGATAGATGCCGTTCTGAGTCTTGTTAGTCTGATCCTTGACCAGAACACGACTTCCAACCGTGGATATGGTCACTCCACCGATGGATGAAGTCGGAGCACTTAGGTCGATGTTTGCGGTGGTAGCGGTGAGACAGCTTGCCTTGACGTCCAGACCCTGCGCCACCTCGTCAACGTACTTGCGGTTGGCAGCATCGGTGGCATCCACCGGATCCGCGAGGCCAGTGATCTTGAATCCGCCCATTGCGACATCCGCCCCAGCAGCGCCGAATCCGCTAAGAGGAATCGAAGTCTTAGCAGTCGCAACTGGGTTGTTTGAGGCATCTCCAAGATAGAATTGTCCCGTAGCCAGAGCCAACCGAGCCAGAGGAAGCAGACCGCTTGTGATGTTTGCGGCGTTCGTCGTGTCAGTCGTAGCAGACGCAGCAAGACCGGAGACAGAACTCGAAGGAATCGTGGCGGACCAGACAGGGGTGCTGCCGTCCGATGTCAGGATACGACCGGCAGCTCCAATGGTAAGGAATCCGGTAGTGCCAGCCGCAGACTGAACCGGAATGCTACCCTGAGCACCACCAGCAAGGAATGTCGCAGTGCCGACCGACAGGTTGCTCTGGCTGGTCCACTGAGGACCGGATAGATCGGTTTTAACCGTCAGGACCTGATTAGCAGTTCCGATACCGAGGAAGTCTGTGTCACCAGCCCCAACCTGATACGGCAGACTGCCAGCAGCGCCACCGGAAAGATCCGCAGCGACAACCGTCGTGGAGGAACTGTCGAGGAGGGTGCGGACATTGGATCCATCCCACCACTTGAGAACTCGGGCAGAGGCTGAACCAGTCGTGTCGGTCCAGAAGTATCCGATGTCGCCACCAGACGACAACGTCGGGTTCCCGGTGCCGATGTTATAGACCTTGAAGTCTTGAACCTCGTTCTTGTTGAGCGTGATGGAGTTTAGAAACGGAACTGCCATAGTGTCTTAGAAGTTGAGGTAAGCGATTCCGGTACAAGCACCGGGGAAGTGGACGTTTACAGTGTTTGCGGACGGATATTCGACCTCAGCCCAACCAGCGCGGTTGAGGATCTGATCTATCACCCAGACCGTCGGATAGGCGTTGAGGTTGTGGTTAATCACCCAAGGGTTGGCCGCCACAGACTGCGTGTGCGTGTAGGTAGTAGCCCCGATGGTGCTGCGCTGCTGTGTAGCCGTGGCGTCGTCGAGGATGGCCTTGCCCTGCGGAGTGATGTCTCCACCCAGCTTGGTCGTGTTGACCACACCGGCTTGGATCGTGGTCGAGTTGCTGTTGGCAGAAGCCGCGACGTCTCCGGTAAGAGCCGCACGCTCGAATGAGACCTGCCCAGCAGTAGACCAGTTGGCTACAACTGTGGTCGAGTTACCAACCACCCGCTCCAGCGTCAACGTTCCGTTGGCAGACTTGACCAAATACTCCGCGTTTACAGGAGCACCAGCAGCCGAGACGAGGTTGTACAAATCCGAGAAGTTGTCGTTGCACTTGATGAAGGCATCACGCAACGGATCTCCCGTTCCATCATTGGGTACTGTCCCGACGTCGATTGGCTGCTGTGCCATACCTCAGTATTTCTTGCTGAACTTAGTGTTTGTCGGTGAGAAGCCGACCTGCAACTTGGTTCCCCCGCATTTCACGCGCACCTCTGGGTTGTCCCGCTCCACCTCGCGAAGGAACTGGGAGTCTTTCCAACACTCGTAGCCTAGTTTCGCTCCCCAGTGATGATAGAGCGTTGGGTCGATGCGCATCCGCAACCGGCCAATGCCGTCGATGCTGCGGAGATCCTGCTGGCTGTCCTTGGCGATTCGCTTCTGATGCACCTCGGCATTCACCAGATCCGCGTGATAACCGGTAGCCAGTTCCTTAACCACATCCTGACGCAGTTGCGCCGGGAGTCCTTCGAGTACGTTGTCTAGTATGGGTGATTGCATGGTATAAAAAAGGGGAGCACCCACCGATATGGCAGATGCTCCCCGTTGAGTGATTGATTACGACGCGCCAGCGAACATGCCGAAGCCGCCCGGGTTTTTTACCACAAGTCCACTGATCGCCTGCACCAAGCGGATCGGGCCGCCGCCAGCGTCAGGGAGATCCTTGACCTCTGGCAGCTTGCAGTACCGGATCTCAACCATGTCCATCGGGATGACGTAACCACGGTAAGCCTCAGCGGCCAGCGTGGTGGTGCTCTTGCCACCGATGAAGGTGGTGGGGTGCAGGATCAGACGACCGAAGTCACCCTCGAACACGTCGATGGAGGACGCAAACGTCGAGCTGGACAGCTCCTGATTGAACGTGCGAACAGCGGTCTGGCTGAACGAGTTCGTGGTCGAGTTGTCCGAGGACTTGCCGGACGTCAGGTTGGTGAACGCACGCTTGAGGGTCGTGCCGAGGATGCAGTCGTAGTCACGATACACGCCGGTCTTGGAGTAGATGGCGGTAAGGACGTTCTGCACGGTGGACTCAGCGAAGTTCGCCGAGGTGACGGAGCTGATGGCATTGGTAGCCGCAGTGCCCGGGGTCACGCCGCCAGCAGGAGCGAAGGCGGAACCGGAGGCAAGAGCACCAATGTTGGAGCTGTTGGTGCCAAGGAGCCAGTTACCGAGGGAACCGGTCTGGTAGGCAGTGGAGGAACCGTTGTCCTGCTGCGCAGCCTGATTGGTGCAGAGGAACGTGGACTCCATGTCGCGCTTAATCTCGACGAGGAGCTTGGCGACGTTGTAGGCGACCTCAGAGGCAGCACCAGCAACGTTCTGGGTCTCGGCGATGAAGCCGACCCGGCTGTTGCGGCGGAACGCCTGAGCGTAGTTGGTGACGCGCAGACGATTGGCCGACTCGTTCACGTAGCTGGTGACGTCGGTACCGTCGATCACGCCACCGAGCTGCGGGGCGGAGTAGTCGTCCACCTGCCAGCTCATGATGACGTTCCCGAGGTCCTTGCCCTTGGGGGCCATGGACACGAAGGGAGTGCTCTTCGCGTCAACGTTTGCGATGTAGTCGGCAAGTTCCTCGCGGACGCCGACCTGATTGTTTACACCAAGATATGCCATAGTATTAGGTTTTTAGAAGTGTGTGTTGAAGCAACCGCGACAGATCGGCAGTGCTCCCACTTTGGTTGAACGCCTTCTTGGCAGACCTTGCCGCATCGTTGGCCTTGTCAGACTTGACCGGACTCGCCTTGGGTGCCGCAGGCTGTTTCGGAGCCACCTTCACAGGGGCTTTAACAGGAGCCTTCGCACTCTTCTCGCGTTCCATTCGAGCCTTTCGACCTTCTAGGAAGTCACCGATGGCAATCTGATAATCAGGGAACGACGCAAGCTGTGGCATTTGCCGCAACACCTGCTGCGCTTCCGAATACGTCGGATTGCTACGGTCCTTCCACCAAGGGTACGCACTCTCCGCAACTGGACGGACTTGCTTGTAAGTGTTCAGGAACTGGTGCCGCGTTGGGATGTGAACATCCAAGGCATCCTCGACTCGTCGCCGAATCGCCTTGATCTCATCCGCGCTGTACTCTTTCCCGCCCACTTCGCATCCGTCAGCGTTGTCCTCGCACCATCGCTTCAACTCCCGGGCCTTGCGGTACTCATCGCTGAGTTTCGCCTCGTCCCAGATGTCAGAGAACGGATTGTCGGTCGTCGCTGCCGCCTGCGGTACTGCCGCCTGCTGCTCAAGAGCTTCCAGCTTCGTCCGCGCCTCATTCAGCTCCCGCTCCAAGGCTTCCGCTTTTGCTGCGGCTTCCTTCTTCTGAGCTACGAGCTTGTTGATGCGCTTCTGGACTCCAGCCGGTTCGTCCTCGGTAGCGTCTTCAGTCTGCTGAGAGGTTTCCTCTTCAGCGGGATCCTCCACGGGTGTCGCCTCCCCGGTCTCAGCAGTCTCGGACGCTGACTCCTCGGCGACCGGCTCATCTGCACTCGCAGCGGCTGGTTCCGGTTCCTCGACAGCTTTCGGAGTCTCAGAAAACCGAGTCTCCAACAGTTTCGCCAACGCCACCGTGTCGAGCGGGAGCGGGTTGAGCGGTTGTGCCGTGTTTTGGGAGGGTGTCGCTTCCCCGGTATTTGTTGCTTCCATGCTTTTTAAGCCCTGCAAGTCGGGCATACTACGACAGGGTTTAACGCTAAACCCAGAAAGCTGAAGCCCTCATGGACTACGTTACCGATAACGTCAACCAATTATTCTTGGGGAGCTTCCAGCTTCAGACCCATCTCCACGAGGAACGACCGCGCATCCGATAGAGCAGCCGCCCGTCCGCAGTTGTACGCCCTCGCCTCTGGAGTCAGTGCCGAATTAATTGCTGCGGAGACCTCGTCAGCAATCAATTCACTCAGCACCTGCCGCAATGCACGCAGCACCGGCTCATGTTCACCCACGCCACCCAGCGCCATCTTAAGCTGTTCGTCAGTCATTCTCATTGGGGAGCCGCTCCGGGTTGCACGCCAAGACGTCCAGTGACCGCGTTCTGCTGCTGTTGCACGCTGAATTGCAGGTTCTCCACGTATTTCTGCAGATTGGCTTGGAACAACGGATCCTGTTGCGCCTGCTGCTGGTATTTCGGGTTCGCCTGCAGGATCTGCTGCGCGAAGTTCAACCGAGCCTGCGCCGTAGGATCGTTCTCACGCAGCTTGGGCGGGTTCCCGAGCGACATGAGGCCGAGTTCGTCGTTGGTCTCGTCGAACATCTTCTGCGAGGCCGGTCCAGCCTGCATGATAAGCTCGTTAGCCAGCGTCGGATCAATCGCACGCAGCGCCAGACCCACCAACTTGGTGCGATCCACAACGCCAACGCTGTCCAGCGGTAGCACTAGGCTCGAAAGCGCCTTGAGCTTCTCGGTCACAAGGTCGGTCTGAAGCTCGCGCACGTCGAACTTCAGCGAAACGTCGAACTCCTGAACGTTGGTGCTCAAAGGAACGTTGCTTCCGGTGATACGAGCCACTTCCTCTGGACCAACGTACTGCAGCGTGAGGCTCAGAACCTGTCGGAACGCCTCGGTCCAGCCATGCAGCCAGTTGTTCACGAGCCTCTGCTGCCGCATCTGGGTGAGCGCAGGCGGAACCTTCTCGGTAGGACGTCCAAAGTACCGGTCCACCTGAGTCTCGATGGCTGCGATTAGGTTGAACGCAACGCTTGGCTCACGCGCAGGCGGCTGCATGAACGAGATCTCGCCCGGACGCAGCACCGGAATCTGCACCGCAGGCCCAAGACGCAGGTTTCCGCCCCTCGTCTTCGGAACTTGAATCGGCGGAATCGTGTTTAGGCTCGTGTAATCGAAGATCGAGTCGCGCTGGGCCTTGATTTCGTTCTGCCACGTCGCGCAGATCTCCGGCACGCCTCGGCTCTCGACGATCTTTCGGTGGATCACCTCGCTGCGCCACACGATGAACGGGTACTGGCCGTGCTCGTAGTCAATCAGCTCGAACTTACCCCACGAATCACCCACTTGTGGACAGAATACTGTACAGTAGACGCCCGGAACACCGTCCTCATCGAGCGCCTTCTGGTAGGCGTACACCACCTCGATCAGGTTCTCACGGTCCAGCACCGCATTATTGGTCAGCCCAATCGTGTAAGTGTAGTCGCTGAAGTTGCTGAACCGTCCGCGAGTGGCAATCGCCTGCTTGGCCCACTCCTCATCCCACTCGTCTGTCTCGACATGCTGCATCACCTCAATCTCGGTCATGTAGCAGCGACGAAAAACCACACGCGCACTCTGGATGTCGGTCGTCTCCGGAGGGAAAGCCAACTCATCGTAGGGAGCCAATGCCGCAACGCTCGGAGAGTTCTTCACAAGCGTCGGCACGTAGATCTCGCACTCGCCTTCCTCACGCAGGTCCTTCACGCACTCCAGAGCCTTGCGCTTCTTGAGATTCGGAAACGCAGCCATCAGCAGCTCGGCCAACTGGTCGGTGGCATCCGGATTCGCTAGAAGGTTCGGCAGATCCGCCAGCACGCTGCCTTGAGGGCTCTGCGCCGCGATCTGCATGAGCTGCTCGACCGTGACGTACTGCTCCTTCTGCCCGATCTCCTGCTGCCACGAGACATGCACGCCCGCCCAGCCATAGGTCCACAGGTACTGACTGAGAAGCTC